GGCTAGAAATAGTACGGTACATATAGATATTGGAGCAAAATGGACGGAAGGAGGGGCTTACCTGAAGTATCTTCAGTTATACGGAGATGAAATGGACATTTATGATGAAGTGTCAACTGGGGATAATGATTCAGTGATGATAAATAAAACTTATGTCAAGAAGAAAGAAGGAAAAAATGATGGTGGCGGATGGAGATGTAGAAGCATTGGACCTGAATATAAATTCTATGATGTTAATGATGTACATGATGATGGGGTCTTTATGGATACAAAAGGAGGATACACATATGTATAGAATGTATCAGTATATATTGGAGGGATGTGCGGAGCAACTTGCAGGTAAAACAGTACGATGGTTGAAAGATTTTGTTTTTATGATAGGAATAATGCCATCAGGGAGTCTTGAGACATCTCATGGAGATTCATGGATAGTGGGAGTGATGATGTACTTAACTTTTATATTTTATCGGATGAGAGTAGTTGATAAAAAGACTCGAAGGAAAATTTGGGCTGCTTTATGTGCAAGGAGGTTGACTATTCTGATTACAGGGGATGATTTTGTGATGTCCTATCCCAGAGATCTGGATGGAGAAATAGGGATAGACAGGTTTTGCGAATATTGTAGTCAGGTGTATCAAATGAAGTTTAAACAAAGAAATAAATATACTTCATTGGTAACATATTTAAGAGTAGTCAATAGTCAGGTTTTAGAGGTGATATATCAAGGACCAGTCTATTTAAAAAGATCCTGGATATTAGCCTCAAATTTCAATCTTGATATGACGGAACCTGATATAGCTCGAGTAGTCCCATGGCGCCCATTTATTCAGTATAAATGGAGAATGGCGATACCAAAGAATAATACAGATGTGTGTTATAAAAATATGGCAAGATTGATTGGTCTGGCTTATGATTCTTTAGGAATAGAACCAATTACTTATGATTGCCTATACTTTATGTACAAAAGGACATATGTTGAAGCTTTAATCAACTTTCGTAGTAAGGGAGAATTAGAACTCAGACTACAGCAATGGGTTGATGAGGATAAGAAATATTATTATAAGGTAGGGATAAAACAGATTAAAGCAGTTTTTCCGTCTAGGGAGAAACTGTTAAAGAGATCTATATATAATAGAGATTCCCATAGACCTCCTCATGGGGCAATGTCATGGCAGCTTTGGGCACAGAAAGCTGATGATGTTGTCTATTATGCTTAAAA